TAAACAGGCATATAAGAACAGCTTGTCATAGCGATAAACATTAAGATCATAACAACCCAGAAAAATAATTTATACCAATTAAAAGGCTTTTCATGTTTTCTAAATGCTCTAACTGGTTGTTTTGTTCTAGCGTCATAACCAATAACATCTCCGTAAGGAATTATTTTAAGATTTCGCATTTTCAAAACTCAGTTTAGGTTTATAAACTACAACAAACTTAGAGAGTCTTGGTTGCTTTTTATAAACTTTTTTTATTTCTCTTTTTTTCATTTCGCCTGTAATACCTTTTCTACGTTTATTGCTTTGCGTATAATAATATTCTGGGCTTTCAACATTTTTACCAAATGGATAATCACTAATCATTTTTTTTCTCCTATTTAACAGTTGATCTAATTTCTTTTAGTATTGGAAACTTAACAGACTTAGAATAATAGTTACTAAATACTTTTGACTCTATATGAGGTGTAAAATTATTAGAGTCTTGTAAATAAAGTTCATTAACCTTTATTAATGTTTTTAATTCTAATATTCTTTGTTCTGCATAATTAAGTCTTTTCATTTTAGATAATTGTAATGCTTCTTCAACAGTCATACAAACATCATTTACTTTATGAAAAAAATCAAAATGTCTTGTTCCTCTGTGATATTTACTTTGCAACCAAAAAACATTTACTAACTTGCCTTGTATTCTTCTTTTCTTTTGCCATACTGCATAAGTTTCTTTTTTACTTAAATTAACTTGTCCAGCAGAAGATTTTACAAGGATAAATTCTTTTGGTTTATCAAAGTAAACAGACTTATTTAATTTTACATCAAATATATTTTTCATATTTTTTTCTCCTGTTTTTTTAGTTGTTGTAAAACCTCTTTCATGTAAGAAGTTTTATTTAGGTTTTTCCAATGCTTAGATAACTTTCTAAAAGTTGTACTCCATTGGTCATTAGCTTTATCAAAGTTAGCTAGATGATCTTTTAAATAACTATACTTAATTCTCTCATTAAGATTTTTAGCATAGCTGTTTTGTATTTTATATTGTTTGTGTTCCCCATCAAAATGAGCAACACAATGATAATACTTATTAGATTTTTTTATAAAGAATGGGTAAGTCCCACAATCAATTAGTTTATACATATTTTTTCTCCTATAACCAATGCGGCACTAAGAATAGTATCGCATTAGTAACTAATATTAAAACAAATAACCAACTAGGCATTATAAATCTCCCTAGCTTTATTTCTTAAATCATAAGATGTTTTAGAAATAGTATTTTTAACTTGCTCTGATTTTTTAGCTAAAGCATTTACAAAAGATTTTCTTTCAAAATGTTTTTCATATTTGCAACTAAAATCAAAAGCGTCAATGAGAGGATCAAAATAATTTTTTTGATTTTCTCTATAAGAAGCTAAAACAGTAATTGTGTTAGCTAAATTTTTTTTAAAATAATTCATATTTTTTTCTCCTAAGTCATGGCGGCTCATTATTGAGCCACCTCATCAATTTTTGTTGCACAATCATAACAACCATAACCACCAGTTGTTTCAATCGGTTCTAACTCACCATGAGTTTCTCTATGTTTAAAATTTACAGAAGTATGATTAGGAACTATAACATCATCAACATCACTTAATGTATAAGCATTGTTTTTACTGCTAATAAAATAAATTGGATTAGCACCTTCTGTACTTACATTACAAATATCACAACATTCATTTTTAAAAAAACAAATGTTACCATCAACAATTTTGTAACTGTCAAAATTATTTAAAACAGTAAAACATTTTTCAAAAGTTTCTTTGTTAAAAGTATCGTATATATTCATATTTTTTCTCCTTTAATTAATATATATAAATTTATGCACATTTATTTTACATTTGCAATACATTTATTAACATTTTGTGTTTTTTTTATAATTATGTATAAATCCCTATAAGGGCTGGTTTTTTAAATCTTATTGATTTTCATATTTTTTCTCCAAACTAAATATTTTCCAGCCCTTTTTTATGCTATATCTAGTGTGTGAAAGAATCTGATATACAAGAAGAAATCTGCGATTATTTAGACGATAAGAAAAAAACCTACCTATTCCGCTATTTTTCAGTACCTAATGAGGGTAAACGCAAGGTTTGGTATCTTCATAAGCTAGTTCGTATGGGTTTAAAGGCTGGTGTTCCAGACTTAGTGCTTGAATTTCCAGATGGTAAGATGGTTTATTTAGAGATAAAAACCGATAAAGGTAGATTGTCTGAAAGTCAGAAAATATGGCAAAATATATCAAACATACTAAATACACCTCATTATGTCATAAAAGGCTCTGTGGACGCAAATATGGACGTTTTAGAGGGTGTTTTTGCTTTGTTCCCAGATGCTAGGATTAAGCAGTAATTTTAGTAACAGATTTAACTACCCCTAAAGGGATAACATTCCTATCTCCATAAAATCCGTCTTTTGAGTAACTTGCGAAGGTGTAGAGGTTTTCTTTATCTTTTTTTAGAACATAAGCGATTGTTATAATCGTTGCTGTTCTCATTCTTTTAAATTCATCTAAACTAACAATGGTACTATCACCAACAATATCAACCCATTCTATCTTATGAAGGAAATGTTCTTTATCGTTTAGTTTTATTTTTACTTCTTTTTTTTCTTTTTTTTCTGACATTAGCTTTGAGCGGCTTTCTTCTTCTTGTTCCTATTACCTCTCTAATAGTTGATGAAGTTGTATAGCCGCTCATTGTCTATTTTTTCTTTTTCTTTTTCTTTTTTTTCTTTTTATTCTTCATAGGCGGTCTGCCTACATTACTTCCATATGTCCCAATACCTTTAGGCATAGTTACCTCCTAATGTAAAATGTAATTATGAATACCGATTGCAACAACTGCAATGATAATAGCTTGAACCCACCATTTTAAACTTAAAAATGAGTCCCACCATTTTTCTATTCTTTGTTTCATACTGCCCCCTTTTTACTTGGTTAAACCCTATGATTTCTCAAAAGTTCTTAGAGTTCCATGACCTAATAAAGAAGTTACCAAAGTCATTAAAACCCCTGTATCTAGTTGCGGTATGTTTATCACTTCATAATGAAATACACCAAGAAAAAATAAAATAAATTTTGATAAAACAAATTCCCAAAATATTGCTATTGCCGCACTCATTCCTATAAGTGGACGCCAAGAGCGTTGCATAAAGCCACTTAATCCTCCAGCAGTAGATTGAGCATCAGCTAAATTTATAGCCATTTGTTTCTCTTGAAGCCTTGCGTCAATCTCTTTCATTTGAATTTTAAGTTTTTCTTTTTCCTCTCCAGAAAAGTGCATATCATCAACAACATTACCGATTGTTTTAATTGTATCTCCACCAAATAATTTACCTAACATTTTGTTTACCTCCAAATGCTCTATAAAAAGCCGCTATTAATCCGTATGGGTCATTTACTGGATAACCAAGTTCATTAAGTTTTTTTTGTGATACTCCAGAACCACCTTTTGTTAATAATGACTTTACTTTTTTGTTTTCTTTTTTCTTTTTCATAAATCTAATTCCTTACTTATTCTTGCCATTTTTTCTTTTAAGTCCTCTTCCTTATACTTTTTACGCATTTGGTAAATATACTCTTTTTCCTCTGGAGTAGTAAGTCTTTTTCTGTGTTTCCTCAGATCAACTTTTTCATCTTGTCCATTAGGCTTCTCGCCCTGTTTGGAGTCTGATTGTACCATCTGCTATCTTTCATTTGTTCTATGGCTTCTGACCAATTCTCATCTGCCAATGCTTGTTTAAATTTAACGAATTTATTTAATTTAGGTAAACCAATTTGAAATGCCATTTCTAAACATACTTCCTCCACAATACCTCTTGCATATTCTGGAATATCTCCACATGGTTTTAAAAAAGTCTGCATATCTCTTTTAGCTATACTGTAATCTATGAGAAAAAGTTGAAGTCCTGTTTTATAAGTAATACCATTTCTAAACTCATGTTTTTCACTATCTTTTATTAAATGTCCTACTCCTACAGTCCAATATCCTAGATGGTCTTTGTAAGGTTTTAAAATTACTCCGCCCTCGTGGTCTATAATCTCTTGTTGTAAATCACCTTCATTCATCAGTACCTCCAAAGTTTTCTAAATCTCTTAAGTTTTCTTCT